ATTGTCGAATCTGCTCAAATGCTATCAACAGCACACCGTATGTTAGATGGCAGTATGGAAATTCGCTTATCTAAATCTGGTAAGAGAAATATAAAATACTACAACCACCCATATTTAGACAATGTTTTATATAAGGCTGTGCACCATGGACATCCTTCTACTGTATGGACTATGGAGTCTCTAGACAATTATATATGGCATTACGAACACTTTGTTGCCCTGTGTGACGAGTATCAATACCGTTATGGCAAAAAACACTTGACGGACACTTTACTTAGGGATACACTAAGAACATATCCTAAAAACATACCTCAGATTGGATTTACTCCTATCAAGCTTGCGATGGGTAGTAATCCAGAGTGTATGTTTCCGGAAGATCCTGTTAAGTCATATCGTCTGTTCTATCAGACCAAGCAGGATCGGTTCAAGATGGTATGGTCTAAGCGTGACGTGCCACATTGGTTTAATGTTTTGGAGAATGCAGCATGATACATGGTGATATGAGAACGTATTCTAATGGACGTAAAAAGAAATACAATGCATGGAGCAAGAAAAGTGATGAGTCTAAACAAAGTAAGAGACCTTTTGTTGAATATAAACCCAGTTCACAGGGATACCGTCGTGGCGATACTAGCCACATTCCTTCTTATGTGGGGACTGGACATTCCTGTGGAAGGATTGATTCACCCGTTTATTCAGGGACGCTTGTAAAAGGCATCAGCACGATGCATAAGTCTAACGCTGTACCAATCATTGATGAGCAGGAAGCTAAAGATCATGCGAGTATGCGCCGATGATTTCTATATTCTATGCAATTGACTTTTGGTTGTATAAGTTGAATAGGAATCAGAGTAATCGTGATCTTGGCAGGCACCATTGCGTAGATGAAGATTTCTACAATAATTATTAAAAAGTTGTTGACTATTGTTTTCAATACAGGTATACTTCGTCTTGTAAACTGAATTAAGGAATTTTATTATGGCTAAAGTGACTCGTGTTAAGTATTCAAGCAAGAAGTTTGAACAGGTGTTTGGTGAGCGTCCTATTATGGAAGCACCAGAGGTGAAGCATTCTTTCTCTAAGAAGTTAAAGTTCAATGCTTGGGAACGTCAGTTTTGTACTCCAGGTTTAAAGTATTCATTTAATTAGGAAGTTCTATGTTAAGACATAATGATAGTTGTACTGAGTTACTCACCATACTCCAAGAAGAGTGTGCTGAGGTAATCGTTGCTGCGTCTAAGATAAAACGTTTTGGACAAGACCGTGAATCCCTCAATAGACTTGCACGAGAGTTGGGTGATCTCCAATGTATGATAAACCTTTGTCAAGAATATGACTTAGTGTCATTTACTGCTATCGATGATTATGCTGAGATGAAGCGAGAAAAACTAAAAGAATGGTCTAATCTAATATGAACAATATGTGTGAAGAACGTACTTACATAATTGAAGCTATCAAACAAGGTAAGACCAACGAACAGATAAAATTTGGTCGTATCAACGATGCTTTAATTAATCATTATAGAATCACTTTATTTTCAAAATAAGTGTTGACTATTGTTTTCAATACAGGTATACTTCGTCTTGTAAATTGAGTTGAGGATATAAAAATGTATAATATGATTATCAAAGGTACTACGAGTAAAAAGCTACTATCATATATAGAGCGAGTTTACGACCACTTAGGTTTAGCAGAGTACCAAGATTGCGATTTTGAAGTAAACCTAGTACCTAAATGTCACGCAAACGCAGGCGGTTTTTGTAACGGAGACGACGAGTTCGTTGAAGTAGAACTAGCACGTAGCGACGCAGCAGGACGTATTCCGACAGAAGAGCTTAAAATAAACATAGCTCATGAATTAGTTCACGCCCAACAGTTAGCAAGCGGAAGATTAGTTAACAAGGGATTTGCTTTACGTACTAACGAACAAGGCGAACAGACTTTAACTACTCAACAAGTATTTGACGGAGTTAACTATATTGGGGTAGAATATAAAGACCAGCCTTGGGAGATTGAGGCATATGAAAAAGAAAGCAAAATCTACGAAGCTTGCAGGTAAGATAAACCCTGTAAAGAAAAACATGGACAAATTTACTCGTCCTTCTACACATTTAGATAAGAAAAAAGAGGCAAAGAAAAATGGGGAATTCTACTTATAGCGCTGAGCACTTATTGTTGTCAATGTATGTGGTATTACTACTGGTTGATTTGGCAACTGCTTATCGAAATAAAATTAGGCATAAGATAAAGTACTTCTATGAAGTCTCTTATGCAAGTTGTTTTTATACCGAACACCGATGGACTTTTGTTGGTATCGTTGGGTTCTATGTAATGATGAATATTTTTTCATATTTTTTTCAATAAAAGCTTTACTTTTTAAATCTACTGGAGTATAATATATGAACATTAGTAAAGAAGAGCGTTATGCGATTATTCGCCGAGCAGCTTTGAAAGTGCAAAAGCAGAGTAAAATTATCAAGTCTAATAAGAAACTCGCTGAGGAAGTTATTAGATTGGATAACGATACTACTAACAATGATGTTAACTATGAAACGAATGACGCTTATATTAGCGCTTACTTTTCTGATGTAATTTCTGCCAACAACCAAGAGGAAACTTTATAATGGCTGAACAACAAATGGAAAACCTAATCGATTTAGGTAAATACCCACGCAACGATGTAGAACTAATTGCTCGTGAATTCCTTCGCGTCGTTTATCTTGAAACCCTTGATCAGTACGTACAAGAGCAACAGCAAGAAACTCCTGATACTACTGTAACAGGTAATATGGAAGATGCTTTGAAAGGTCTTGAAACTTCTATCATTATTCTTGATGGTGGTCCAGAGTTCCTTGAGTATGTGCATGCAGACGCTGACACCTCTGCGGAGAATGACGACGAATTTGATCGTTTCTAAGGAGAACTGTCATGGGTGAACTTACTTTTGAAACATTAATCAATCAACTAAAGTCTGCTGTGTATGAAGTCACTTTCATGAAGGTGAATGGAGAGAAGCGAGTAATGCCGTGTACTCTACTTTCTGAGTATCTTCCTGAATCTGATTCGACCAAAGTGCACAATAACGCTGAAGTCAATAAATCTGTCATTAGAGCATATGCTATTGACAAACAAGCTTGGCGTTCATTTAAAGTTGAGAATGTAATCTCAACGAGTCTGGTAGATTGATGCCAGAATCTAATGACGTTTTTCTTACAAAGAAAACTTTCTCTCGCATGGTCGAGAACCTAGTGAGAGAAAGTAATAATGTCTCCTATATGGATGCCATTATTCATATTTGTGAGAAAAACGGAATAGAGCTAGAAGATATTAAGAAGTTCTTAACAGCTTCATTGGTCGGTCGGCTTGAGGCAGAAGCCAGAGGTCTTAATTATCTTCCAAGGGTTAACACTCTCGATGTTTAGTATTATTAAATTAATTCCTGACGATCTTATAGATGATCTCTTGGTATATGGCGACACTTCTCGTCAATATAAAGTGGGGGTTATGAATAATGGAGAGAACACTTATAATCCAAGTTTGCGTAGCACGACTGGAATAAGAATCAATCCAAAATTATTCACAGAAGTAAATGAACTTCTCGAAACTTATATTGACGATGATAGTGTTGTTAACCAATTTGATTTCTTGATATATCATAAAGGCGATTTCTTCAGAAGGCATGTTGATACCTTTTCTGAACCTCATCTTAAAGATGCTCGTGTGTGGACAACCATCACGATGCTTGAACGATCGGAAGACTTAGAAGGCGGTGGATTGATAGTGGGAGATAGTGATCCTATCCATTTAAAGAATGGTGAGACTATTATCTTTAAATCTAATCTTGAGCATGAAGCGTTAGAAGTCTTACAAGGCACTAGAAAGGTTTTGGTGGCTTGGTTAGGAATGTATAAATATGATTGACTTTATGTCAAAAATATACGATAATACAATCTGTAATATAACTGTTAATATTTAAGTAATACAATTTAATATATAAGGAATACAATATGTCTTTTGCAAACCTCAAGTCCAAATCTATGGACATCAACTCTCTAGTATCTGCTGCACAACAAGCATCAGGATCTACTAAAACTACAAACAAATATCAAGACGACCGTAAATGGAAGCCAACCGTTGATGATAACGGCAATGGTTACGCTGTATTGCGTTTCCTTCCTGCTGGCGATGGTCAAGACCTTCCTTGGGTACGTTACTGGGATCATGCATTTAAAGGTCCAACTGGCCAATGGTATATCGAGCGTTCTTTGACAACTCTTGGTCAAGCTGACCCAGTAGGTGAGATGAACTCTCGTCTATGGAACAGCGGTATCGAAGCTGATAAAGAAACAGCCCGTACACAGAAACGTCGTCTTCACTATGTCACTAACGTTCTAATCGTTAATGATCCAGCAAACCCTGCTAACAATGGCAAGGTGATGTTATACGAATTCGGTAAGAAGATCTTTGATAAAATCATGGATATGATGCAGCCTGAATTCCCTGGAGAGACTCCAGTTAATCCTTTCGACTTCTGGAAGGGTGCTGACTTTGAATTGAAGATTCGTAAAGTTGAAGGCTATCGTAACTACGACAAGTCTGGCT